TTACGATTTCTGGTGGTGCCTCTCTGGTTGATGTTGATGATAAAGCAGCATTGCAACTTGGAAGATCTGGTATTGGAACAATCAGTGATACTTATACACTTGCTTGTGCAAGTCCTAATGCTAACAAAGCAGCACTTGCGGTTCTCAACTGGATTGAACAAAGATAATTATGTCTGATAATGTATATCTTGGTAATCCAAATCTAAAAAAAGCAAATACTGCTATTGAGTTTACTCAAGAACAAGTTCTTGAGTTTATGAAATGCAAAGAAGATCCTGTCTATTTTGCTAATAATTATGTGAAGATTGTTTCTCTTGATGAGGGATTGACACAGTTTCATCCCTATCACTTTCAAGAAAAATTAATTAATAACTTCCATGAAAATAGATTCAATATCTGCAAGATGCCTCGTCAGACAGGCAAATCTACAACTGTCGTATCTTACCTGCTCCACTATGCAGTTTTTAACGATAGTGTTAATATTGGCATCCTCGCTAACAAAGCAGCAACGGCAAGAGAACTCCTTGGCAGGTTACAAACTGCATACGAAAACTTGCCCAAGTGGATGCAACAGGGTATCATATCATGGAACAAAGGATCTCTGGAATTAGAAAATGGCAGTAAGATATTGGCAGCATCTACGTCTGCAAGTGCTGTCCGAGGTATGTCATTCAACATCCTCTTTCTCGACGAGTTCGCATTCGTCCCGAATCACGTTGCTGACTCGTTCTTTGCATCTGTTTATCCTACTATTACTTCTGGTAAAAACACCAAAGTAATTATCGTATCTACTCCACATGGTATGAATCATTTCTACCGTATGTGGCATGATGCTGAGAAGAAAAAGAATGAATATGTTCCAACTGATGTTCACTGGTCAGAAGTTCCAGGAAGAGATTTAAAGTGGAAAGAAACTACAATTGCGAATACTTCAGAACAACAGTTCAAGGTTGAGTTTGAGTGTGAGTTCCTAGGATCTGTTGATACACTCATTGCCCCCAGTAAATTAAGAACGTTAATATATGACAATCCAATCCAACAGAATGCTGGTTTAGATGTCTATGAGGATTCTAAGGACAATCATGATTATGTGATGACTGTTGACGTTGCTAGAGGGGTTGGAGAGGATTACTCTGCATTTGTTGTGGTAGACATTACTGAGTTTCCTCATAAGGTTGTTGCGAAATATAGAAATAATGATATCAAACCGATGTTGTTTCCAAACATCATATATGAAGTAGCAAAGAATTATAATAGTGCCTTTATCTTATGTGAGGTGAATGACATTGGAGATCAGGTTGCAAGTATTCTTCAGTATGATCTTGAATATCAAAACTTGCTGATGTGTTCTATGAGAGGACGTGCTGGTCAAATCGTTGGTCAAGGATTTTCTGGTAAGAAGACACAACTGGGTGTCAAAATGTCCAAAACTGTAAAGAAAGTTGGATCTCTCAACCTCAAAACCTTAATTGAAGAAAATAAGTTAATCTTCAATGACTATGAGATTATCTCCGAACTGACTACTTTTATCTCAAAGCACAATTCATTTGAGGCAGAAGAAGGTTGTAATGATGACCTTGCAATGTGTCTTGTCATCTATGCCTGGTTGGTCCAGATGGACTACTTCAAGGAGTTGACTGATCAGGATGTTCGTAAGAGATTATATGAAGAGCAAAAGAACCAAATTGAACAAGACATGGCACCGTTTGGTTTCTTAAATGATGGTCTTGATAGTGATAGTTTTACAGACGATGATGGAGATACATGGTTTAAAACCGATGAATATGGTGATCGATCTTTCATGTGGGAGTATCTATCTTAATGGATTTAGACGGTCAAATAAAACTTGGGCATCTTCTTTTACAAGATAGGAAATGTAGAACTTGTGGTGAGATAAAAAATTTAGTAGAAGAATTTTACAGAACTAGAAAAGATAGAGGTCCAGTAGCATCCTCATATTCATATGAATGTAAAGAGTGTACAATAACAAGAGTTGCACACAGGATGACGAACAGGGTTTTGGATAAGTGGGAATATCCAGATTGGTAACTCACGTCATGTTTCCCCCGTGAAAACATGGGTTTTAATAAATATTTTCAGATAAACTGAGATCACGGAGAAAAAAATGGCGACTCCTCAATTATCTCCAGGCGTATTAGTCAGGGAGGTTGACCTTACAGTAGGAAGAGCTGATAATGTATTAGATAATATCGGAGCAATTGCGGGTCCATTTGCGATTGGTCCAGTTGACGAAATTGTTGATATCACTACTGAACAGGAACTGATCAACACTTTTGGAAAACCAATTTCCACTGATACTCAATACGAGTACTGGATGAGTGCTTCAAACTATCTCTCATATGGAGGAGTTCTGAAAGTAGTTAGAACTGCAAACACCACCAGCACCTTAATGGTGAACGCAAATGCTGGTGTTGGTATTGCATCAACTACAACACTGAAAATTTACAACTACGATGATTATCAAGAAAATCATCTCACAGATAGTTCATTCACATATGCTGCTAAGAACCCAGGTACTTGGGGCAATGGACTGAAAGTTTGCACCATTGATGACTTTGCAGATCAAACCGTTGGTATTAGTACAACCAGTCTGGTTGGTGCTGGAGCAACGATTGGATATGGTGTTACTACAACCCTTAACGGAGTTGTAATTCCTGGAGCAGGAACAACCTCAACTTTCAATGGATTCCTGAAAGGAATTGTTGTTGGACTTAGAACAGATTCAACTGGTAGTTCTAGTGAAGTTGACATCAAAGTTGTTTCCCGTGTAGAAACAGTTGGTGGTGGTTCAACCGAAACTAAGATTAGCTATCAAGAGGGAACATCCTTTGCAGCATTTGGAACTGGTGGAGCAATTCACTTTGTCGATAATGGTGCTAATTTGGTTACTCCAGAATCGGAAGTCTTCTATACTCCAGCAACCGCGGTTGACTGGTATGATCAGCAAACTCTTGGATTAACAAACGCAACAACTTATTGGAAGTCTCTTGCACCAAGACCTGTTTCCAATGTCTATGTCACAGACAGACAAGGTAAGAACGACGGTATCCACGTTGCTGTTGTAGATGATGACGGCACTATCACCGGAATCAAGGGCAACATCATTGAAAAGCATGTCAATCTGTCTAAAGCAGGAGATGCAATTTCAAACGTAAATGCTCCTCAGAAAATCTACTACAAGGATTACATCGCAGATTTCTCAGAGAACATTTATGCAGGATACAATCCTTCTTCTGCAGCAGATGCTTTCCACAACACTGATCCTAGAGCATCAGGATTCTCTACAGGTTACACCGCAGTAACAACTGCAGATGGTCTCTGGGGTCTGGATGCACAAGGTGTTACCTTCTCGGTTGTTGGTAACAAGACTTATGACTTTGGTGGTGGAGTTGATTACTCCGCAACAGGTGGAATGAAAGCAAATCTTTCTGACCTGATCACCTCATACAACCTCTTTGAAAACAAAGATGAAGTTCAGGTTGATTTCCTGATCATGGGTCCTGGTTGTGCAACGAAAGCTGAATCTCAAGCAAAGGCAAATCAACTGATTGCTCTTGCAAATGCTAGAAAGGATTGCATGGCAGTTATTGGATCTCATAGAGGAGACCTTGTTAACGTTACTAACACAACAACTCAGACTGATAATCTGGTTGACTTCTTCTCACCACTGACATCATCATCTTATGCAACATTTGACAGTGGTTATAAGTACCAGTACGACAGAATCAACAACAAGTTCCGTTACGTTCCAACTAACGCAGACGTTGCTGGTCTGATGGTTCGTACAAGTCTGGTTGCTTTCCCATGGTTCTCACCTGCAGGACAGCAACGTGGTGTTATCAATAATGCCGTTAAACTGGCATATAACCCAACCAAGGCACAAAGAGACAAACTGTATCCAAACAGAATCAACTCCTTTATCACCACACCTGGTATTGGAACACTTCTGTTCGGTGACAAAACTGCTCTCGGATATGCTTCTGCATTCGACAGAATCAACGTCCGTCGTCTGTTCCTCACAATCGAACAGGCACTGCAAAGAGCAGCAGAAGCACAACTCTTTGAACTCAATGATGAGTTAACAAGAGCAAACTTCAGAAACATTGTTGAACCTTATCTCCGTGATATCGAAGCAAAGAGAGGACTCTACGGATTCCTGGTTGTTTGCGACAGCACGAACAATACCCCTGATGTTATTGATAATAATGAATTCAGAGCAGACATCTTCCTGAAGCCTGCTAAGTCTATCAACTACGTCACACTCACATTTGTTGCTACCAGAACTGGAATCAGTTTTGAAGAAGTAGCAGGTAGAGTTTGATAATATTATCTAAATAACAAAAGGAGGATTAAAAAATGGCTGAACACTCTCTTACAAAGTTTAAATCAAAACTGACAGGTGGCGGTGCCCGCCCCAATTTGTTTAAAGTTGAGTTTACCAATGCCAACGGTGGACAGGGGGGAGGACTCCCCTCTGGTATCACCAAACTTGATACTGATAAATTTGAGTATCTGTGTAAAGCAGCAAACTTGCCTGCCTCTAACGTAGCTTCGATTGACGTTCCTTTCAGAGGACGTACTTTCAAAGTTGCTGGAGATCGCACATTTGATACCTGGACCATTACTATCATCAACGACACTGATTTCAAAATCAGACAAACGATGGAAGAATGGTGCCAAAAAGTTGCTAACTATCAAGAAGCATCTGGTGCAACCAACCCAGCCGACTACATGGGTAATGCAACCGTGATCCAACTGGGAAGAAAGAAATCCAACATTGGTAACGGTGCAACAAATTCTGAAGGTGAAGGTCTGAAGGGCATTGCTCAATATAAGTTTGTTGATATTTTCCCAATCAACGTTTCTGCAATTGACCTTTCTTATGATACCACTGACACTATCGAAGAATTCACAGTTGAGTTCTCGGTTAACTACTGGTATCCAGAAGGAACACCTACAAAATAATCCCGTTGATTTCTGATTGAATAAATACTCTAAGGAAACTTAGATTAATAAATCATGTCCAAATTATTTGGGTTCTCGCTAGAGGACACAGAACCACTCTCACCCTCTGCGGTTTCCCCCGTTCCTCCCAACAATGAGGACGGGGTTGACCACTATATGAGTAGTGGTTTTTTTGGTTCGTATGTAGACATAGAAGGTGTATATCGCACTGAATTTGATCTCATTAAAAGATATCGTGAAATGGCACTTCATCCCGAAGCGGATAGTGCCATTGAAGACATTGTAAATGAAGCAGTTGTTTCAGATTCAAACGACAGTCCAGTAGAAATTGAACTGTCAAATCTTAATGCTAGTGATGGTATTAAGACCAAGATTCGCAAAGAATTTAAGTACATCTTAGATTTATTGGACTTTGATAAAAAAGCACATGAGATCTACCGCAACTGGTATATTGACGGTAGACTTTATTATCACAAAATCATTGATCTGAAGAATCCTCAGGAAGGTATTCAAGAACTTCGTTACATTGACGCAATGAAAATGCGTTATGTAAGGCAGCAAAAGAAAAAACCTGGAGATAAGGGAGCATCTGCTGTCTATAAATTGAAGAGTGATAATCCCATGGATTATGACTTCCCAGAAATCGAAGAGTATTTCATTTATAATCCAAAGTCAGTTTATCCAACTGGCAATCCCATGCAAACTGGGGCATCACAAGGAATTAAAATTGCAAGAGATGCAATCACATATTGTACCTCAGGTCTTGTAGATAGAAATAAAGGATCAACTCTTTCATATCTCCATAAAGCAATTAAATCTCTCAATCAACTTAGAATGATTGAGGACTCTCTGGTTATCTACCGTTTGTCAAGAGCACCAGAACGTAGAATTTTCTACATTGACGTTGGCAATCTTCCAAAGGTCAAAGCAGAACAATATCTGCGTGATGTAATGATGCGTTATCGCAACAAACTCGTCTATGATGCAAATACAGGAGAGATCCGTGATGACAAAAAATACATGGCTATGCTTGAGGATTTTTGGTTACCACGACGAGAAGGAGGACGTGGTACTGAAATTACTACTCTTCCAGGAGGACAAAATCTTGGAGAGATCACAGACATTGAGTATTTTAAAAAGAAGTTATACAGATCACTCAACGTCCCGCCGTCTCGCATGGATGGCGAAGGCGGATTTAATCTCGGTCGATCTTCAGAAATCCTCAGAGACGAACTGAAGTTCACTAAGTTTGTTTCTCGTTTGAGAAAGAGATTCTCTAACATGTTTAATGACATGTTGAAAACTCAACTTATTCTCAAGAATATCATCACACCTGAAGATTGGGAGGTTATGAGTGAGCACATTCAATATGACTTCCTTTATGACAACCACTTCTCAGAACTGAAAGAAGCAGAACTTCTGAATGAGAGATTGTCTCTTGCTGCAACTGCAGAACCATATATCGGTAAGTATTATTCTCAAGATTATGTACGTCGTAAGATTCTGCGTCAAACTGACATGGAAATTCTTGAGCAAGATAAATTGATTGAAGCAGAGATTGAAGCAGGAATTATTCCAGATCCAAATGCACCTGTTGATCCAGCAACTGGTCAACCTTTAGATTCTGCCGCAGGAATGGATTTAGGTGCTCCGGTTATGGAACCCGAGATTGATGCATCTGCTGCCGAACCCATGGAATTACCTAAAGGTGGTGAGATATAAATACACATAGTCGTGTACTATACAATTAAATGGATGACCTTTTAGATATGATCATTGCTGATGAATCACCTTCTCAAATTAGTGATGCTATCAAAGATGTTCTCTATGCAAAGTCTGCAGAAAGAGTTGATGCATTTCGTCCCATAGTAGCAAATTCATTTTTCTCTGGTGAAGATCAGATTGAAGTAGAAGATGATGAAATTGAAACCAGTGATGGTGTTTGATTATAAATAACTCATATTAGGAATTTTATAAACAAATGGCTACTAGAGCATTAATATTAGGTGATGAAATTGCAGTTCCAACTGTAGCTGGATCAGCAACTTCTTTCTCACAGGCAACTGTGGTGAGAGTTGTTAATGTTTCTGGAAGTCCTGGAACTATCGGAGTATGCACCGTTGTTGGTGCAGGATCTACATCATTTATTACTATTCCAGATGGAACTGTTGAATATGTTGAAAAGAAAGCAACAGATGTTTGTTATGCCACCGGCACCATTAGAGGTGCAAAAGTAGGATACACAGGTTAATCAAATGAAACTCATTAGAGAAGAAATCGAATCAGTAGAGTTTCTTGTCGAACAAAAGAACGGCAAGAAATCAATGTATATTGAGGGAGTTTTCCTCCAAGGAAACATCAAAAACCGTAATGGTCGTATGTATCCTATGGAGACTCTTCGTAAGGAAGTTTCTCGATATAATGAAAACCATGTTCAAGCAGGTAGAGCACTTGGAGAACTTGGTCACCCTGATGGTCCTACAGTTAACCTCGATAGAGTTTCGCACAAAATCGTTTCTCTGAAAGAGAGTGGTTCAAACTTTATTGGTAAAGCAAAACTCCTCAATACCCCAATGGGTAAGATTGCATCTTCTCTGATTGAAGAGGGTGTAAAACTTGGAGTTTCTTCCCGTGGAATCGGTTCATTAAAAATGACCCGTGAGGGTGTTAACATCGTCGGTGATGATTTTATGTTAGCAACTGCTGCTGATATTGTTGCTGATCCTTCTGCTCCCGATGCATTTGTTGAGGGAATCATGGAAGGAAAAGAGTGGGTATGGGATGGTGGCATCCTTCGTGAAAAGTATGCAGAAAAAACATACAGACAGATTAATACACTGGTAACTCAAAAACAACTCGATGAGCATAAGTTGAGCTTATTCAACGACTTCTTATCTAATCTTTAATTTTATAAATAAATATAGTTTTAAATAACGGAAAAACGGAGAGTTCAAATGTCTCGTGGCAAAAAATTACAAGAAATGGAAGTAAAGACACAGCAATCCCGCACCACTGTTAATGCTGGAGCAAAAGCTGGTGATCCCATGCCTAAAATGGCAGATCCTGGCACCCAGTTAGCAGGTGTTGAGGATCTTGGTGGCCCTACTCCAGAAAACTACAGACCCGATGATGATTCAGCAAAGCTGAACACACCTGGTGGTACTCTTAAGCAAGTAAAAGATGTAGTTAATAAAGGTGCAGGTAAAGCAGACCCCATGAAGAAAATGAAGGAAGAAGAAGAACTCTCTACCGAAGACACCATCGAAGAGGAAGAAGTAACTACCGATGAAGTAGTTGCTGAAGAAGAGACTGCTGCTGAGTATGACATCGAAGAAGATGTCAATGCTCTCCTCGGTGGTGAAGAACTCTCCGAAGAATTTAAAGAAAAAGCAAAAACTATCTTTGAAGCAGCAATCAATGCCAAGGTTGCTGAAGTCAAGGAAGATCTGGAAGCACAATATGCTGCTATTCTTGCAGAAGAAATTGAAGCAGCAAAAGAGTCACTCGCAGAT